GGTGATACGCGTGAAGTGGTAGATATCGTAGGTGTTGCATTGGTCAATCGACCCAATGTGATGGAAGATGAGATGAACAAACAAAAAGAGGAAAGTATGAACAACCTAACAGAAGAGACAGTCATTGAGCTACAAGCACAACTAGCTACTGCGAATGAAAAAAACGCAGAGCTTAAACAAAACGCAAAAGCACAAAAGGTAGATACTGCTATTGCCTCTGGACATCTTTTACCTGCGAACAAAGATTTTGCCATTGAGCTTAATGAGCAACAATTAGACAAGTATCTCGCACAGCAAAAGTCACAAATGGCACATCTTGGAAATGATGTAAAGCCTGATGAACATCAAGAGAATAATGCACAAATGAGTGCTGAGCAAATTGAAGTGAATAGACAATTAGGTTTAAATGAAGGAGACACAAAATGATTATGAATGAAGAAACGCTAAAGGCTATAAGTCAAGGCTTTAAAACAATTTTTAATAATGCCATTGGAAAGCGAGAGGGTACATATCGTAGAATTTCTACCGTGATTGAAAATGTGAAAACACTTACTGTCTCTTATGCATGGCTTGGAGACACACCCAAAATGCGTGAATGGATTGGGGATAAAGTTTTAAAAGACTTAAAAGCTTTTAAATATGAAATTACCAAAAAAGATTTTGAAGCCACGATTGAAGTAGATAGAGATGATATTAAATACGACAACATCGGTGTAGTAAAGCCTCGTATTGAGGGTATGGCACAAGAAGCTGACCAACATTACGATGAAACGCTCTACGAGATGATTGAGGCGAATGGTATTTGTTATGATGGACAAGCATTCTTTTCAAATACGCATGATATAGGTGGAACAAACTTTTCTAATCTTAGTACTGGTGTTAGTTCTGCCTTGTCACAAGCATCTTTCTTGGCACAAAGACAAGAGATGCGTGGTCTTGTAAGTGAGAGTGGTAAATCTTTAAAAATTAAGCCTAATCTACTTGTTATCCCTCCAGAACTAGAAGCCATGGCTATTAAGATTTTAGTAGCAGATAGAGTTGATAGTGGTGATACAAATATCACAAAAGGTATGGCTGAATATCTTGTAGTAGATGATTTAACTAATCCAACTTCGTGGTATCTATTAGATGATAGTAAATATTTAAAACCGTTTATTGTTCAAATCAATGAGAAGCCGAAGTTTGTAGCTATGGATTCGGATACTGATGATAATGCTTTTATGCGTAAGAAGTATCGCTTTTCTGTAGAAGCAGAAGACAACTGTGGTTTTGGACTTTGGCAACTCGCACACAAATCAACAGGAGTATAGTATGACAAATAGAGAACAAGCCCAAAAGCTAAGAGATGCAAACGCTCAAAAAGACAAAGACCATACCCAAGAAGCTTTGGCTTCTAAAGGCACAAAGACAAAAGAGTCTGAAGAGATTACAAAGCTTCAAGACAAATTAGATAATGCTAACTCTATTATCAAAGATAAAGATACGCTTTTAGCAGAAAAAGAGGAAGCAATTGAGAGCTATAAAAAAGAGATTGAAACGCTAAACGCCATGCTAAGCAAGAAGAAGTAAGAGATGCCTATATCTATAGACAAGCTAAAGCTAAGAGTTCGCACAGGGATTTCTAATCCTGATGAGTTCCTAGCACAAGACAGTCTTTTTACTTTTGCCATTGAGGAAACAGTGGGCATTGTAGGAAGCAAAGACTTGGCTGATGCTTTTGTTATGGATATAGCCTATTATAGATTTTTGCTTTTAGCCGATGTTATCGCTACAGAGCAGAATAAGAGTGATTACAAAATGGCTCTTATGATGCTCAAAAGTGCGTCCAATCTCAAAACAGATGAAGCAACAGGTGCGACTACGACAAGTGTCGCTGTGCGTGTTGGACAACGAAAAAGTGAGTATTAGATGATACATGAAGCTGTGACTGATATTAAATCTCTATTTAATACTATGAATATTATAGATTTAGATGTGGGTAAAGAGATTAATACACATGGGGATTATCTTGTCTTTGATAGCTTTAAGCCTGATAGCATGATGAGAAGTGCAGTGTTTTCGTTTACTCTTTATAAGGCTATTAAAAGCCTAAAGAGAGCCAACGAAAATGCTTATGCTGAGCTAGATGCTGTGATAGAAGCTTTAGATACGGCAGGGGAAAAAAATATTATTTGTGAATGCACAAGTATTCGTCTTAACCAATTTGGGGAAAGACTTTTTATTTATGCGATTAAATTAGAAGTAACGAGGAGTTGGTAGATGCAAGCACATGAAGAGAAGCTTATAAAACTTGAAATTAAAGTAGAGGGGCATGAAGAACGACTTGATGGCTTAGAAAGTCGTGTGGGTGTTTTACACAAAGATTTAAACAAGCTTATTGCCTTAACTTCAAATATAAAGTGGTGGGTAATAGGCGTTGGGTCTGTCTATATAGTAGAACAAATTGGGCTTATGCCGTTTATCAAAAAACTTGTAGGCGTATAAAATGATAACACTATCTGAAATTTGGAGACGATTACAAAATACTATCACTACAGCTTCTGTCATGGAAAGCATGGCAAGTGATGGAAAGATGTTGGTAATAGTCAAATATACAGATAGCGAGGGGCTAGAGCATCTTAGCGATTGGCTTCCTGTGGCTACGAAAAACAATAGCTTTATGAAAGTATGGATGCCGCCTATGGTTGGGGAGCAAGTGACTGTATTTCGTCCTTTGGGTGAAAGTGACAAAGGCATAGTATTTACATCTATCCATTGGAAAGAATGCAAAGAGCTAGAAGACAGTTCTGAGACTACGGCTATTGTACAGTTTGCCGATGGTTGCCAAATCAAGTATGACAGCACAAAAAAGACACTGTCTATTGTGGGCGTAGCAAATGTAGAAATAGACGGAAACTTAATAGTATCAGGGATAATCTTACCTGCTACACCTGTCACTAGCAAAGCAGGAGCTTACGAATGACTCCTATAGTAGATAGAGTCAAACGCATTATAGAAACGCCATTAGGCTCTCGTGTGATGTTGCCTGATTTTGGCTGTGATTTGTTTAGGCTTGTAGATAAAACAATGGATGAGAAATATAGGCTGTTATTCATAGCCTATACTTTTGAGGCATTTTGGGATACAAAAAATGGCGTACTGTGGGATAAAGAACTAGAACCCTATCAAATTATTTTTGATAGCGTCAATGATAGTGAGATTTCTGCAAAAGTAAAATTAACAACTGGAGAGGAGATAAGTCTATGATAGATACACGATTAGTAAGTGATTTGAAAATCATTGAGCCTCTTAGCTATGCAGCCAATAAACAAGCCCTTATTACGCTTATAAAATCTATTAATCCTGATACTATACTCTATGAGAGTACAGACGAGATGGTCTTGCTAGAAGCCTTCGCCTACGAGATGACTTATAGAGATGAAGCCTTTAATGCAAGAATGAGAGCGACACTTCCGTCTTATGCAAAGGGAGAGAACTTAGATACTTCTTCTTTAAATTTTTATGGATTAACAAGATTAGTTGGGGAAAGTGATGAAGCTTTTTATAGTAGAAGTCTTGCTTCTTTGCAACAAAGTGTAACCACTGGCTCTGACGATTCTTATATCGCTCATACCAAAGGTGTAGATGTGCGTATCACCGATGTGTATCCCTACAGAAGTGGAGAGGGAGAGACTACTATCGTGTGGCATAGCCATGTTGAAACTATCATAGATGAACTTACGGCTATACAGTCTGCTATAGAAACAGTGATATTTGATACAAGTATTCGTTCTTTGTGTGCGACTAGGCAAACAGTCAAGAGAGCCGAAGTAGTCTATTTTGATATTTCTCTTACGCTGTTTGTAGCCTCTGTATTTGCAGAAACAAATTTAATATCCCTTGCTACTTCATCATTGAGGGACTTCTTTGCAAGGCATCCTATATCAGCAGAAGTGCGATTGTCTAAACTTATGTCTATTGTGCATTTAAGCGATGTAGCCTATGTAGAGATAGCAAGTCCTGCGACAGATTTAGTCATAGCTTCGGAGCAAGTGGCTGTACTTAGAGACATTAATATTTCAATACAAGGAGATACGAATGTCTAGCCTTACGATATTACCAAACAACGAAACGAAGCGATTAAAAGACAAAGATGTAGCCTATAGAACGGCTCTGCTTGATAACAGTGACAAGATAGATTTAAATCCACTAAGTTGTGTATCTGCTGTGCTAAAGCCTTTGGCTGTGGCATATAATATGCCGTATTGGGACAGTGATTGGAACGAAGAAGTAAAGAGAAAATTAGTAGCAGAAGCTAGAGAACTACACAAACACGCAGGGACACCTTGGGTACTGCTTAGAATACTAGAGATTATGGGTCTTAGTTTTCAAAATCCTGAACAACAAGCGATTATTATTGAGTATGGGAATAGAGATAATTATCGCTATCAAATCAAAAGAGACGGCACAAAAAAATACAATGGCACACACAAGCACAATGGCAATGCACTCATCTACGACTTTGCCTTTGGGCATTGGTCTGAATTTGGCGTGGTTATCAAAGTACAAGCAGGACGAGCCTATTTACGCTATGCCATTGCTTTACTCTTGAAATTCAAGCCTACACACACAAAGCTCATAGGCATTTGGTACGAAGAGCTACCAGACCGACGAGGGGTGCAGTACAAGTACAACAGCGAACACACACATGGTGGAAACATTATAAGAGGAGGGATTTAACATGGCAAGTTTAGTAGAGTTAGCACAATGGGGAATAGAAGAAGATGAAATCTATCAACTAGAGCTAGAAGATTTTATCACAGGAGGAGTAGATGGAAACGATAATCTCCCTCATCTCGTTTTGGCGAATAGGACGAGGTGGTTGCGTGAAAAATTTAATGCGTATAGTAAAACTGTAGATAGTGTATCTGAAGCCATAACAGTAAAATTTACTGAGGCGTTATTCCCTTCTGTAGCAGAAGACTCAGGACTAGGAAACATTACCTGCATGATTGATCCATTAGTTGATTTTTTTCATATTCAAGGAAATAAAATCATTTTTGACAGAGCAGGTATTTACAGAGTAGATTATTCTGTACTCTCTCATGCTTCATATTTGGGTGTAGGGGGTGCAAGGATTATTATAAGAGATATGCGAGGAAGAGAAAGAGCATCGCACATGAACATCACAACAGACCAATGGTACTTGGCCTATACATTTATTTCAATTTCTGCACAGGTAAATGATTTTATTGAAATAAAATATGATTCTGCTCAAGTTCATGTGTGGGGGGATGATAGATTTTCTAAAATTGAAGTCACAAGACTAGGAGAAACAAATGGATAAGATAGCAGTAATTTTTATAATAAGTCAAATGGCAAAAGAGCAATATCCTAAATTTGACTACATTGATTTAAAAAATAAAAAAGTTGTGATTGGCAAGATAAAAAAAGACATTGATATGTCTAATTTGAACAGCAGACTACAAGCTGAAGAAAAAAATAAAAAAAGTAAAGCACTAGATAAAGATTTAAGAATAATCCACGCAAAAAAAATGCAAGAAGTCAAAGACTTTATCTCAGAAACTTCTTTAGACGCAAACAAAAAAGAAGAGTATCAAACAAAAAGACTGCTAGCAGAAGAAGCTGTCGCCAATGATGACTATAGTGTCTTTGAGACCGATGCTCTTCTTTTGTCGTCACTTCTAAATACGCCTTTTACAGCAGAACAATATGCGATGAGTATTCTTAGCAAAGCCAATGCGTGGATACCTAAAAATAATTTGGCAATTATTCGCATGGGTACAGTACGGACTTATATATCTGCACTTATAGTGTCTAAACAATTTACGAAAGCAAAAGAGATTTTAGAGAAAGTTAGCTCGGCAGATGCTGAAACTATTGTCATGGCTACAGAAGCAGAGCTTTTGGCATTGCTTGGGCTTTAAGCAAATACCCTCTATCTATGCGTTGGGATA